GGAGGGGGGTGGTGCTAAAAAAGGGTGGGGTTCAGCAGGGCGCGGACACAAAAAAAGCCCCACGAAGGGGCTTGACATTCGCGAAAAAATGTGGTAGGGGGCATGCGAAAACCCCCGCGCCCATGAAGTGACGCGAGGGTGTCCGCTGACTATCTATAGCGCGATTCTCTTCATAACAACTCGAAGAGTTGAAGTGACGATAGAGAACTCCGCGACTCCGCGATTCTCCGCGACATCGAACACAACCCCGACGCGACCCTTGCCGACTGGAACTACATCACCAATCTGCGCGAACTGTAGGGGAACTAACTCGAAATCGGGAACACAATCGAGAGAAGGAACGCCGTATTCCTCTTTCGCGTCCACGACATACGCCTTGAGGTCTACGAGTAAATCATCGTGTGTCCATGCTGTTGCCATTGTCTTGCCTTTCGTCATTGAGCCGAACCGAATGCTCGGCGTTGAGGAGAATAATACAGGAACGCTCCCCGAATGTCAAATCTGGCTGTATGGCTGAGCATACTTACGGCGTGTCTTGATGTGATGACACATGACACGATACGCCACACGATACGCAGTATGCGTGACACATGGGACGAGTGATAGGCAGATGAGCATTTGGCAGGCTACGCAGGTGGGCTATGGGCAGGCTACGCATCTCAAGATAGCAAATCAAAGATTTGCGTAATAATGTCGAGCCGAATCGGAAAGTCCGAACGGCAGAAAGGAACCACCATGAGAAAAGTAGCAACCGAAACCCTGAATGCTGTCGTGAAGAACGGCAATGTTCACATCAGCAAGGCGGACGACAAGCGAGTCTTCGCGAAGGTCCGCATCACCACTAACACCGCTAAATCTTCGAAGAAGATTGAGCAAATCCTCAAGGCAATGGGGCAATACCCCGACTTCAACAAGGTGCTTGACGCTGTGCTCAAGGTAGAGCCAAACGCCTATGTAACACTCAAAGGCGGAGCTCGCGCATGAGTAACGACACAGCACTGGCAATCCTCATACTTTGCCTATTGGCAATGTCATTCCTCACTGGAGCCCTTATGGGCTCACTTCGTCGCGATACCGAGTGGCGTAGACACATCAGACGCGAGCAATATATAGCAGACCAAAGGTCTGCTGATTTAGATAGCCACTGGGAAACGGCAATCAAGTGACCCAATCAAAGTTCCAGAAATGCCCGCACTGCGGGCGACTCAATCTCGGCGCATGGTGTGTGTGTCCTGATTGGAGAAAGCCAACCACGACTGAGGCAGTCATCACCTGCGGTGACTGCCTTCGTCCCGACTGTAAAGGATGCGAATACTAATGCCAATGAAAACACTATCAACCAGCGACATAGTCGCTAACCAGTTCGTAAACGACTGGCTATTGGTCATTGAGAATGACCAAGATTCATGGAATCAACTCGTTGACGATGTCAAAAAGTTGAACTATGACCCAATCGCAACGACCGCATACCTGCGCGAAGAGTGGGATGTGCTGGTCGACCAAATGGCTGGCGCTGTCGAAGACAAAGTGTCAGACATCGGCGCTTTACTACTGCGACAAATGCTCGCAGGGTATGGCGACTACGCACACCAACTCATTGCTAATCATGTGATTAGCAGCATCAAAGAAACGGAGGCAATAGCATGAAACTCAAGGCAATCAACGAACCATTCATAGACGTGAGTGGAACTTCCCTATGTGACTACATCACAACCACCAAGCGTGAGCTCACACGTGTATTCGGTGAGCCAACGGAAAACTGGGGTGACAAAGTCAACTTCGAATGGACACTGCTATTCGAAGATGAAACCGACACAATCGTAGCAACAGTCTACGACTGGAAGAACTACGACTACCGACTCGGAGATGACGAAGTCTACGAGTGGCACATCGGCGGACACAGACAGGCTGCCGTAAAAGCAGTGTATGAAGCCTTCGCAAAGCGCGGAGGTCAATCAGAAAAGGAGGAAGCACGTGAAGGGGTATAAGTTCAGAACCGAACTCGCAAAGATTTGCCCTAACTATCAGTTAGAAGAAGACAATGATGGGCAAATAATTATCTACACCAATCTCAAAGAGATTGACAACGACGAATATGTGGACTGGGAGGAGAGCAATGACTAAGTATCTCGTATGGCAGAAGCGCGAGTTCATGTTCTACCAAGAGGTAGAAGCGGACTCAAAAGAAAAAGCAATCGAAGTTGCTTTTGAATACGGCGAATGGGAACAAGACCAGAACTATGCCGAACATTACTACGAAGTAGAGGAGGTTCCTGTAAATGGGTAACAATCTATCGCAAGACCTAGCAGAGAATGTCACTGACATTCGGCAATCAATCGCAATCCAATTGCGAAGCAATCACTATCCCCCAGTTCCACTTACGATGGTGGAACCATGCATCGAAGCCATCTATGCATGCAGTGACGAGGACTACGACAAGAGAATCACACTCCCAGAGGGAGTGACATGGCGTGGCTCAGTGACAGCGCCCGCATGGGCAATAGTCGAGGGTCATCACTTGGAGCCATGGCTATGACAAGCGTGACTCTATACAACTGGATAACAGTTGACGGCGTTGAGTGGGGTGTTCACCTATGGGGTGAACTAGAAGAGTACGAAGATGGTACTCGCCAAGTAGTTGACATCGAGGCGCGTTATCTGCTACCCGATGGTGCGGAACAACTCAGCACCGATGGCAACTTGTCCATACCTCAAGAGGTACAAGACCTAGCACAAGCCCTGCTCGACGACCATCGCACAAGCGATGACATGCTGGAGCATGGCGCGATTCATTAGATAGCACATCTTTGATGTGCTTATTTATAGTCGGCAACAATCAAACGAAAGGAGCAGTCATGCCGAAACTCAAGCGGTCTAATGACCGCAAAGTAACCAACTTGGCTACGCCAAATGGCAAGCGGTCCGCAATCGCTAACACATTCGGTCTGCCTAGTGGCAAGCAATACTCATGTCCCTATGCAACAAGCATCTGCGAGCGCATCTGTTATGCAGGCAAACTCGAAAAGATGTACACCTCAGTTCGTGAAGTATTACTTCACAACTGGAATGCACTTCGCAACGCCGACAAGTATGACACTTGGGCAATGCTCGACACCATGATTATCGAATTCAAAACTGAATGCGATACCAAAGGTATCGAGAAACTATTCCGCATCCATTGGGATGGTGATTTCTTCTCCGATGACTATACATGGGCATGGAAAGTAACAATCGAGAATCATCCAGACGTACAGTTCTGGGTGTACACACGTAACCCACACGCAGCTCGTGCGTTACGTGGTATTGACAACCTCTCGCTGTACTACTCAGCAGACAACGAGAACTGGGAGTCTGCGCCTGAAGGTGTGAAGATTGCATACCTATCAGACACATTCGCTCAAGCCAAGCAAGCAATGCTTGGCATGACAGGCAAGGCGGGAGCCTCATGTCCCGAACAACTCAAGCGGATTCCACTCATCTCCGAAAAGGGTGGAGCCTGTGCGGTGTGCCGTCTATGTGTAGATGGTAAGTCCGACATTCGATTCAGCATCTCAAAGAGATAGGAGAAAACATGGAAGCATCATTCTTGATAGCGCAGGTAGAAACTACGCTATCCAATTACACAAGCCAATACCACAGACGTGGTATGCAAGACCTTGCCATATGGCAAGCACTAGATATGTACTATCAAAGACCAGATGACTGGGACTTAGTACTCACATCCACTAAGGAAGAAGCCTTCGACCGCATGGTCAAGGATGGGTGGGATGTAAACATGGGCGACCACTTCTTCGGTATCGACTATGAAACAACCGATGAACTTGTACTTGAGTACCTCAAGGACAATAAGTTAGTAACGGATATCAACGAAGTTGATGAGCCAGACGAAAGCAATGACTAACCACGCACGTAATCAAGATAGCACATCAAAGATGTGCTTATTTATACGAAGCAAAACCAAACCCAACCGAAAGGAGCAACACCAAATGACAATGATAGACCCAGTAACATCCGTTGATGAGTCACCAAAGGTAGCCGTCGACGAAATCAAAGAGCAAATCTCTACGCTCGAAGCACAAATCAACACACTTCGCGATAGCCTCTATCGTGAACGCCAACTTGTTCGCAACTTGTACTCAGAAATCCACAGCGTTATCGAGGACAATGAGTACACACCAGAAGACACCATCACTTTCAGTGAACTAAGCGACATCCTCGCTACTGTATTCAGCAACCCTCTCACATTCCAGAAGGAATACCAAGCATGGGTTGAGTTCAAAGTTCGTGTCACCGTTGATTACAAGGCATCACCTGATGATGCTCAGTCAATCGCAGATTCAATCGGGCTTGACATCAGTGATGACATCGTTACCTACGATGGTGAAGCAGAAGTATCCGAAGTCTATGTTGAAGACACTCGTGTTATCAGCGTAGAAGAACAGTAAAGGAGCACACATGACAGACGTAATTGTATCTACCCCGAAGCGAGGTGATGTCTGCGCTAACGGCGCAGTCATCCTCGATATCAAGAAGACAATCGGCGATGGCTGGATTGTCCTCTGTCTATACACACAATCCCAGTACCACCCATTCGTAACATGGTGGGCGTACTGGTCACAGACAGGCGAGCTAGCCTGCTCGATGGGTCATTACCATGACCAACTCTCCGAAGCAATTGTTGACTTCGACAAACGTTCGTGAGATACTTCCTCCCAACCAACCAACAAACGAAAGGAATACACATGACAACAACACGCAGAATGTCAGCGTCAATCGCTGGCTCAGCAGTAACCGCAACATCCGCACAAGATGCAGCCCAGCAAGCAGGTCTTGACTGGCATGTATCTCTCGCTGAACTAGAGGCTATCTCTGTCAGTGATAATGGAGTCAGTAGACTCGAAGTGCCAGACACATTCGGCACTGTCCGTACTAACAAGGATGGTAGCCAGTCAGTACTAGGTACTGTCGGCTCACGTTACAAGGTATTCCAGAATGGTGAGATGTTCTCCGCACTGGATGCACTGGTCGACTCAGGCGAAGCACGCTATGCCAACGCAGGTGAACTGCGTGGTGGTGCTCAAGTCTGGATGCTCCTTGAACTACCTCGTGAGGTCAAGATTGCTAATGACCCACATGCTGCATACCTACTAGCTCGCACATCACACGATGGTTCCTGCTCGTTAGGTGTTAGTCCACTGGTCAACAGACTCTTCTGCTCTAACCAAATCAGTGGCATCTTCCGCAAGGATACAAAGTATTCCTTGCACCACACCACTAACGCTAGGTTACAAGTGGAGCAGATGCGTACCATGCTTGAGGTAATCTACACTGGCATCGAAACATACGAAGTCATTGCAGATAAGTTACTCAACGAATCAGTATCTGATTACCAAGTAGAAGGAATCTTCCGCAGAATGTGGACGCTGCCATCTACTATTGAGCATACTCCGTACAACAAACTCACCACTGGCGAGCGCCGTACATACAACCGAGTGATGGACTCACGCAACACAGCACTCAACATCTACCAGAACTCCAGCACACAGGAGAATATCCGAGGTACTAAGTTCGGTGCGTTCCAAGCAATCGTCGAGTACCTCGACTGGAACTCACACAAGTCAGAGGCTACTCGTGCAGAGCGAGTAATCGCTGGCAAGTATGACCGACTCAAGAGCAAAGCTCTTGATGTAGTCCAAATGATTAGCAAGTAAGGAGGCGTAATGACAAACCCGCTAAGCAAGTACCTTGACCAGTCGTATGTGCAACCGCCACTCAAGCCACGAGTGGCGCAGTACATACTCAAAGCACTGGATTACCTACATATCTACTCGCAGAAGAACAATGAACCTGCTCTTATTGAGCAGGAACTGCACGAGGAAGCAGAAGGATTGATTACAGATGTAATCATCTATGCACCAGAGGAAGACGATGGGAAAACTCAAGACTAATCACGTACTAGAAACAAACAATGCCACGCTACTCGTAGTACCTAAGGCTGGCTGGTCTTGGTACTGCGGGTATCACGACACCGCTGGCTCAGGCGATGACAAGGACGAAGTCCAGTTCATGGCAGGAGCACACGTTCATTACCACGCAGTTGATGGTGAGGTATGTGAACTGTATTATCGACATCACAAAGTAAGAAAGGAAAAGAAATGAAAGTGTATGACACTTGGGTCAAGTACATAGACGGATGGTTCATCCACTACTGTGAACTCTGCAATGCAGAGATTGCAGGCAAGACACCACAAGAACTGCATGACCAACTTGATAAACACAAGTTGTTTGTTGCCTGTTCTAAGGGGTACTGATGCCACGTCCACGTCCAACTGAGGTCAAGTTGGTAGCCAACTTGCTTGACCCTGACAATACTAACTCCGAAAGTGCTGCGGAACTTGCGGTGGAAATCATCGAGGCTCTTGATGAATCAAGAGGCAAGCGTGAATCCTACGTACTCGTAGCACAGCTAGCGTCATGGGCTCCTGTTCAGGCGTGGGGTGAGTTCAGTACCAAACTGCAGGCTGAGAAGTTCGTCAAGCACCTTGCCTCCCCTGATGGGGGAGGTAAGGCTGCAGTCTGCCGAATGGAACTACCAGAAAAATTTTTAGAAAGAATGGGAGGTAAGTGATGCTGACTGTACTACTAGGTGCATGCATTGCATACGTTGCTTACAGAATTGGTAAGCGTCGTGGTGCAGATGAGATGTACTACCTATGCAGAAGTGCTGACCAAGCGCAGCGAGAGTTCTTCTCTCGTGTCAGTTTGAACTAGAAGTATCAGGGGCGGGGGCTTGTGCCTCCGCCTCTTTTTCTTTTCGCGCCTGCACCTGTGAGTTAGCCATCGTAATCCAGTACAACTTATAGAACTCTTCATCGAATGCAAATCTCTTCATGTGTTTGACTGTCGCACCAGTGTGAACATGAAGTGGAATGCCAGCCTCTTTCATCTTCATAAAGAACTGGATGTCCTCACCAATGAATGTATCTTTTTCTCGGTTCGCCTCATCCATAGACTCAATAAAGAATGAGATATCACCATGAAACTTACGCATCTTGTCAGCCACTGACCGATGCATAAGCAAGAATCCAAACCCAGCGTAGTCCACCTTCATCAATGCGTTAGGTGGTAGCGGATGTACATAAGTCATAAGGTACTTATCATCTTCATGTGCCATGAACACAGCTGGGTATGGCTCCATGATTGAAGACTCCATCTGCTTGGAGATGAAGTAAGTTCCGCTAATGATAGGTCTGTCTTGTATGTGACGAGAGTTCCATACTTTCTGCAACGATTCGTTTGTAAGAACGATGTCGCTATCTACCCACAACAACCAATCAAAATCTGTCTGCTTATGCCAGACATCAAAGGCTGTCTGCCTTTGTCTACCTATCTGATTACCTTGCACACGCTGTGCGCTAGTGATAGGCAAGCCACTGGTCAACATGGTATAGACCACGCCTTCCATAAACTTTCCATCCACTGTTCCGCTGTCACACCAGACCACCATTATCTGGTCATTAGCTGTGCTATTGGCAGGCTTCACTTGGTCTGCTCGCTTAGCTGGATTGCCTGACTTACCCACTATAACTGCCTCCCCATCCAGTTCCTTTGAACTGTATACCTGGTGCTGTCCACACTCTGGTCATTGTTCGAAAACATTTCTCACAATCTGGACCTACTTCAAATCGTATTTGATATTCCTGTCTATGGTTGCAATCTTTGCATTCATATTCGTATGTTGGCATTAGTACGGCGATGCCCCTCCGAGATATTCAGATATATCCCTTAGTCCTTTGTTTACTATTTGTTCTACTCGCTGCGGAGATATCTCCCACTCGGTTGCTATCTCTGATAGCGGTAAGTCAGCAGCAAATCTTAAGTTGAGTATGCCAGCGGTACGTGGGTCAAGCTTCTTCATAGCCTTGTCCACATCTGACAGCATTGCCAAGAGATTGTTTCCCTCGCTTGCTTGCTTCTTAGCTTTAACACCATGCACATCTGGGTCCAACACTTGGTTAGATAGGTGTGCATCTTCGGAGCCGAGCACTTTGATTAGGTTCTCAATCATTGCAGTCTTGTAGAAGTACTCATCACCCAGCTCAAAGCCAAGCGCACGTGCCTTCTCTTTGCGAGCGTAGCGCTCGCCAGCCCTACGCATGAACGTAGTGAATGCCTTGCATCCTGCACGGAATTCATTCTCATCCTCACGGATAAGATACTCAGCTACTTTGTCTTTACGTTTCCAAGCGTACTCACTCATTGCTTGCTTGATATCATCAAGCTCAGCAAACCGATGATACTTCTTGGATAAACCCCAGGCTATACTTGAGGTGATGTCATCTACCATTCCCCAAATAGAATGGTCGCGGTCGAGTTCAGTCACGTTGCTTCACCAAGTATAAGAATGTTTTAGCGATTAGTTCTGGGTCATCATTGAGCAGACCGAGAGCTCTGTTATGTACGGAGCAGAGCAAGCCACGCACCTTGCCAGTCTTGTGGTCGTGGTCTATATCAAGAGCTCGCTTCTCTGTTGGTTCCTTACCACAGATATAACAGCCACCGTTTTGTTCTTCGAGCATACGCTCATAGTCAGGGACATCTATCCCATACATACGGATGCGCGAGATGCGCTGCTCTTCGTAAGTTTTATTTCTGTTTCTCGGCATACTTAGCCCACACTCCACGCTGTACCATTAAAGCGATGATGGCATAGTTAGCCATATCAATAAACGAATCTTCAAGAGATTCGTTATTGGGCTCTATCTTTTTGTATATCAGATTCTTCAAGCGTTCAAGCTTGTCTGACATACGTACCATCAGCCCATTGGTTGCGCCACCTGGTGCATGCCAGATGTTGTATGGACCGTAGTCGATTTGTTTCTTTACTAGAATTGATAACAGTTCATCGTAGATTTTTTGTGCATCTTCTTCGAACTGCAGGATGGTCGTATCTTCAGACAACGGAGCCCCTTCTATTCATCCAGTGCGCTAATCAACTTAGTTAACGCTTGAGCTCCTTGGTCTACAATTATACTATTGATGTCACTGTTAGGCGGAAGCGACACGCGGACAGCTTGAGGGATTGCATCTTGCAATCGACGAGCTAACTCTTGTCCAGGGTTAGAGCCATCCTCTTTAGAATCATTATCGGTTGCTATAACAACGCGACCAATGCCGTCAAAACAACGGCTAAAGTGAGGCTTCCAAGCATTAACGCCAGCCACAGCGACAGCAGGATGACCAGCAAGGGTCGCAGATATCGCATCGATTTCTCCTTCCACAATCAGCACCTCACGTACTGCATGGATGATGGCGCTTACGTTATATAGGTGGTGCTTCTGACCAGTAGGAATCATATACTTAGGGTCACCATCGTCAATGCGACGGAACTTAAACCCAACTACACCAGCCTCAGTTATATACGGTATAGATAGGTGGTGCTTGAGTCTGTCCTCATGACCAGGCGCTACCTCTTCAACGTAGCCAAGCATGAATCTCTCAGCCCCATCTAGGATGCCACGCTTTTCTAGGTACGCCTCAGCTGGTGAGCCAGCAAGACTAGCGTGATAAGACTTAGCAGCCTTGGTCCAAAGGTCTATGAGTTTCTGATTTGGTTTCATCTTTTCTCCTGCCTATGAACAATGAAAGGAGGAGCAGTGTACACGTCATTCTTTGCTGCAATCTGCAATGCCTTCTTCCAGTTAGCACCTGATGCGATAGCACCTATGGCATAGGAAGACCCAGAACCTAAACCATAGATGCCATCATCGCGAAGGAAGACTGAGTACGTATCATCTACTTCATAGATGGTTCCGTTCACAGCCATTAAAAATAAAAACTCATACTCATCAGCTTTCTCATCATGAACAAATCCATTGTCACGCAAGCAGTCACGCATACTTGGTATCACAGTTGTAATCATGAAGTGATAAGTGTCTTTAATGTTAGCTGGTATGGCAGGTGGTTTCCATATGTGCTGCACTATGTCGCATGGTTGGGTAGTGCCAGCGCCAGCAATAAGGAACTTGCCACGCTTTGTAATCTTAGTTGTAATCGGGTGCGAGTAAGGTCGACCCTTCTCGGTTGTAGTTCTGCTATCGGCTGCAATGATGCAGCCGTCTGGTTCTTGAATACCAATAATAGTTGTCACAGTGAAGCTCTCAATCTAGGTGGAGTCCAGCGACCGCTGGACTTGCGACCACGACTAGGTGTTTGCTTCTTGGTTTCTTTGCCAATGTTTTTCTCTGCCCACTTGCGGGCTTCTGGGTATGTTAGATGTTCACGTGCCATGACTATGTGAATACCAGAGCCACGTCCGTTGCATGCGTAACATACCCAGACACCCTTGTCTGAATTCACTGATGCAGATTTGTGCGAGTCATCATGTACAGGACAAAGGATGGACTTCTCACCGCCAAGCGGTAGGTCCAATCCGTAATGACTAAATACTGCTTCAAGGAATTCAGACTGATTCATTTGTTAATACCAATTCCTTTCCTGGTGGAACCTGTACGCATCGCACCAAGTTTCATAACGATGTAGCACATACTTGTGTGCTTCTTCTGTTTGTTTGAGTAATGACCAATCTGGTTTCGCCCAGAGTAATTGCCATACTCCACGTGCTCCACTCGACTTGTTGTAGGAGTCCACGTTGTATCGGCTCTCTTTGTACGCTATCTCTAACGCACAACGAACCTCGCGTTTGTTGTCGGTGAACTGAGTTATCGCAAACTCCACTCGGTCCCTCTTGTCCATGATTACAGACAATCGTTTCTCGACCGTGAGTTCTGGTGATAACGCTAGGGCTGGTGTTGCCAATGGCAATACCATTCCAATCAGTGTCACTAGCACTAACCGCATAGTTACCTCTTTTCATTTCGTGAGGCACTGTCACTGCTTCACTGATGTCCATTGTAACCTGCCTGTTTTAGCAGATTCACCCAGAGTTCCGCAGGCATTACTGCATACGACTCTGAGATATTAGATGTGCCACGCTTCTTGATGAGGACCACGCCTGTTTCCGCATCAGCGTTTATCATTTCATCCTCTAGCTCTTGGAGATAGCCAGGGATATTAATTCTCTTTTCGTTCTTACATTCTATAACTACACCATCGATACCGTCTATGTCACCGACATCGTCGTGACGACCAGCTCCGTATGCTCGCTCTGCACATGGGTAACCCATACTGATGAGCCACTTAACTACATCACGCTCGTACTGTGAACCCTTGCGTTTGGATGGTGTTGTCATTAGAACTCAATCGAAAACCAGAATGGTCCGAGGTCAATGTTAAGACCCCATCTATCAATACTGAATCCAATTGCAAATCTCTTTAGGTTATAACCACAATGTAGCCACAGTTTGAACAACCTATATTCTGTTGAACCAAAGTATTTCATACATACTCCCTTACATATATCTCTTGAAGAATAATCTTTCTTTGTCGCCTGATTGCCCGACGTTCTGTTGGAGTTGTACCGCCCCACATTCCGTGGTCCTCATGTTTCACTGCCCACTCTAAACATTCCTGCTTAACTACACAGCCAGAACAAATCTTTCTGGCAAAGCTGTAGAGTTCAACCGTTGATTCATCTGGGAAAAACGGTTCAATCCCTATCTCTCTACATAGCCCCTTCGTTAAGTCTGGAAAGTTCATTGGTTTCCTTTCGCAATGTTTTAGTTGTAAGAAGTAAATCTTCTACTTGTATTAAGTAGCCTTTACTTCTATTCGGTGGTATCTCGCAAGTTATCTCGCGACCGAAGTTCTTAACCGCGTACCATACATGGTCAGTAGGAACCATGACAATACTTTGTTCAAGAACAAATGCCCAATACTCAGCTTTTGTGACAGACAATCCAGACAATTCCCAGGACTGTGACTTCATAAACCAACACTCAATCTCTACATAGACATTGTTAGTCTGATGCCACTTGCGGTCGCGCTTTACTTCTACTGTCTTACCATTAGTTAGAAGTTGTTCAACCAACTTCTCACCTTCACGACCGTAGGTGAAATCTAAATCAAAACTGGACTTGGTTATTTCCATTGGCTGACAGTCCTTGCTCTAAACAAATCAGCCGATGTGTTATAGAGAATCATCTTGCTTGCTTCTGCTGCTAAAGTTACATACTCCTCAGCATTCGGGTCTGCCTTGCCATGACGATTCTTAACTACCGCAACGCGGTAGACATTAGCAGTGCTATCCAGCGCCACAGATAAAACTAATTCTGGTAGGGCAGCAACCTTGCCCATCAGAGCTTTACGTGGCGCTGGGTAGTTTGGCTTACTCATCTTTTCATTCTCACTTACGTGATGCAGGACGATGAATGCTGTTTCGTATTCACGAGCCATGTAGTGAAAGGCGGACATTGCGTCGCGTAACGCTGTCCATTCGTTGTCGCTGGCTGCTGCGACGTTCATTAAGTTGTCTACATATACTGCAACAGGTGGAGCACCGTGCAATTCAATCCACGCTTCTATCTCTTCCTCGATGTCCTGCAAGGATGGAGCAGGGTCAAAGGCAAATCGAACGTGTGCTGCGCCTTCGGCTAGTGCATCTTCCAAGAGAACACTAGCTTCGGTATCCATGATTCTCTCAACATCGGACACATCTCTGTTCATAATTATTGCGCCTGCACGAGTCGCGATTGTTCTGGAATCAGAGTCAGCTGAGATGTATAACGCTGGAACCTTAGATGTAACTGCATACCACAGTGCAAGTAGGGTCTTACCGCCACCTGGTTGTCCTGCAATTAAATGCAGTTGTGCCTGACGAAAGGTAACTTGACTAGCAGTAAGTAGCGGTAAGACCTCTGGCAATTGCTTGCCAGCTGGTGATTCTACACCAACTACTTGCAACAGTGAACGCATTACTTAGTCCAGATTGTTTCTGCTTCTACAGCACCTGGCTTAAAAGGCTTTGGACCTTTTGCTGGGTCGAACCAGCCAACGTAAGTTTTACCTGCCTTAGATACGCCCTTCTTCTTGGCGTAGTTGCCACGACCATCTGGTAGTAATGGAGCATCTGGGTGTCCATATGTCCACTCATTACCGTACTTGTCTTTGACTACCTCAATTGCTTGAGCAGTAGCAGGTTGTGTAGATACAGGTTCAGCCAGCATTCCAGCTTCCTGTAGTGCAGTGATTGCTCGGTCCATACCTGACGGATTGGAACGGCTAAGCAACTGTGTATGTAGGTCTGTCGCTGATGCGATAGCAAGCAGCGCAGCTTGTAGGTTTGCAGTGAACTCAGCAACTGTATTACCTCGGACGGTAAACAAGTCCTGACCGTTCAACTTGCCAGTGTATGAGAACGTAGACTCAGTCATCTACTTTCCTTTCTTTCCCTTTGTTGTAGGTATTTGCAATGGGAAATCTTTTGAACCCATGGCTGGGCATTTATCTTGGAACGAGCACATCTTGCAGTTCTCTCCGACGGATGGTGGGAACCATCCCTGCTGTACGCTGTCGTTCATGGCTCCGAATACATAATCAAAATAATCCATTGTTAAATGCGATAAGTCAATGAGGTCATCAAGTTGACCTTGGCGTGTCATAAAGAAAGCGCCCCACTTTGGGCGGATGCCATACATACGTTCAATACCGCTGGCGTATAAGCCAGCCTGAATCATGCCAAACGGTGTCCTAGCACCTGTCTTGTAGTCGACGATGACAAGGTCTTCCCCTACCTTGTACACCACGTCTATGACAAAGCGCACAGGTGTGCCTCCGAAATGCACACTTGCGTCCCATTCAATGCCAGGACGACCGTCGGGCATAGTAGCGATTTTCCAACCAGATTGTTTGTACCATGTTTGGTACGCCTCAACCTGCTTGAGTCCATCGCTTTGCCAGAACGCTAGGTCTTCACCGTCTGGGCGGGCTGCAGTCTTGCGACCGCTAGTCTTCCACTCAGAGCTCTGAATCCCCGATTGTTCTTCGGCAATTCTAACCGCTTCATTAAATACGTCAAGCCACTTCTCAGCTAAAGTCATCTTCGTCCTTCGGAGTATAGTCGGGGTTATCCACAGGGGTGGGAGTTGTCATCGGCGAACCACAGGTGGCACAGAAGCTATCCGTAAACCACATGACCAGTTCATAGTCTTGGAACACTGCCCTGATAATCTGTATGTTTGAGCCACAGTTGATACACTCATTGCTGGGTATACCTCGCTGGTCAATTAGATTCTTGTTGGGCTCTGTAGAAGTCATGGTTCAACCATTCCAGCATAGAGTGGACAGCGGAACCAGCAGCCAAATAGACTGCAGGTTTCTCTGGAACCATAGCTACTTTGCTAAGATAGTATTTCTGTGGGCAGGATTGCCAAGTAGATAACTGACTGTACGACCTATGAGGGGGAAGTTTTTCCATACCAGGAATCATAGTGCCAACTTTCTAACCGAGCGTGTAGCGACACGCCGATTCTTGTGATAGGGTTGAGGGGTGGTGGGCGGGAAAGGCTCGCCCTGAAAGGCGAGCCGTGAAAGATATAGATAAATTTATTCAAAAGATTGAAGAGGCTAAAACTTATTTAGCCGATGACCATAGAGATAAAGAGTGGATGGATGGATTCAATGCTGGTCTTGATTGGGCTATCCGAATATTAGTTAAAGATAAATCAGCCTACTAAAAACAAAAAGAGGGGGAACCATTTACGGTTCCCCCTTCTCTTTGGCTCCCTACCATTCAGGCGGAGCAACTGCGAGCGCATCCAGCGTGGCTAAGTTGATGCACCCGACTGCTGGGATGGAAAGACGATGCTGCAAACCTCTAAGCACTTCAGCTAGGGGAGCATCTAACACATCATCGCCAGCTATATTCAGCGCCACTCGTACTGCTGTTACCAATGGGTGGCGCTCACCTGGAGATACCAGGGATATTAGTTTGTTTTCTTCCATTACTGGATAGGTAGTTCGGTATCAATAGTTTGTAACTGGATAGTTACGATTCCACCGAATCCCGACGCAAAAGAGGGAGGTGCTGTCTGCTCGAATTGAATAGCGCGGATAGTACAGACTCTTTCTTCTCCTGAAGAAAAGTCTTGGAATAGTACCGCTCCTCCATTTTGTTCAATGCGTTCCAAATAGTTAATGCGTTCCCATGGGTTTGATACTCGTGTAACTCCATTTGGGTCACGCTCCTCTTCATAGCAAAGCAAAGGTATCGTAAGTGTACGAGAACGAAGTGGTGCAGGTAGAGCACGACACTGCCATTCTTCAACCTTTGGTCCAATAGTTACATCAGATGAACTGCGTTCTAAAGTTAGCTGAACTTCAAAGTGGTCAGCTGGTTGAAGACCAGCAGACAATTGGAATTCTGTTGCGCCAGTAAGCGGAATAGCATCAATCAAAGTTGTATTTAATTCTTGGTCATAGACTGAGAAGCCGACACGTCCGCCACCTTCGCAGCGAACCGACAATGAAACAGGCTGCTTCTTCTCTGCAGTACCCCAACGAATCCAGCCAGACTTAATAACGCCAGAGGTTGCTAGCGTGGTTGCTGATTCAATCCATACACCTGATGCACCAACCATAAATTTTCTAGCACCAGTTCCAAGGAATGCTATACCAATAACATCAGAGGCATCTGTTTCTAAATCGGCTGCGTATGCATAACCATTATCTATAGTTTGACCAAGGTCAATCTTCCATAAACCTTTTTTGTTATTGATATCTTTAGACCTTGTTGCGTATACAAATCTATCAGTGAATGCAATGTCTTGGACATTGCCAGTAACGTTCAGTGGTCCATATGTAAACGATAAACCATCCGTACTTTGCTGACCAATTCGAATACCAGCGGTTGTTGCCATAACAACAAACTCATTGAGGTATGTTCTAATCTGGTGAAGGGTTTCACCGCGGGGAAGTTCTGCAATAACAATTGGGTCTTTGATTGCAGCAAGCGGTGAAGTTTCATCGATAGCAAATGACAATACGCGGGAGATAGCGCCGAGGGTATAACCCACAATGATGGCGCTGTTGAGTTCACCAACAGAGTTCCATACTAGGTTAGGGTCTTTGAACGTATAACGTTCTTCGGTGTTTCCGATTGTTGTAGGAGGTGTGCTAGGAAACCTTGACAACTCATATACAACAGACTGGGTATTGTTTTCATTTACACCAATAACTATACGGTCCTTGACGAACCCAATAGCCTGAACTGTAAAAGATGTAGTCGCTGTGTTCGGCTTGTTCCAAATCTTGGAAACAACCATTGAAGTGCTGACTGTATATACACCTTCGTTGCTACCAACAATTGCGCTGTTGCCGTCACTGGCTAGAACCTGCGCTGTTACAGATGTAGCTAAAGATGTGGATGTTGCCGTGTTGGTCGAAGCGTTGTAATAATAAACGTTGCCACCTTGGATGTAGAACGCTCCGCCGTTTGTGGTTGCTGGCTTAGCGGTAATACCTACGGTTGAGAACTGAGTGGTTGCTTTAATAAGGGTAATAGAACCAGTGTCAGAAAATACATCTATGTTATTTGATTCATAGAATCTGAATGTATCTGATGCATCAGCATCATAATAACGTTCGCCTGCGCCATGATGCCATGAGGTTGCAGACCGAAGCCACCAGTTAGATAGAGAGTTTTCACCAGCGGTTGTACCTTGGTCAATACGTTCCTTCTGGTATGTCGTAGTGATACGACTGATACGGTTCTGGTCGGAAGCAGCCGACAACCATGGTGTATTACCAATGGCATAGCTTGCAGCAAAATCCTCACGCTGGTACTTGACCAGCGCGGTAGGGATTGCTTGGCTAAGGATGATTGGTAAATCGCCAACAATCTTTTTATTATCTGTTGCCACGGTTTAACCTCTATTTCTTAGGGCAGTGCTGACAGCACTTAGATGTATCTTCCTTTGGATAAGGTTTCTTATCAGGTAATGGTTTAACCACAGCCTTAACTTGATTGATTAACTTAGGTTGGTTTAGCCACCAGAACCAAGGGCTAGTGTCATCACCGCAACCATCATTAATAGAAATATGAAGGTGCTTATTGTGAGGATTACTACCACTGTACTGTCTGTTGCCTTGCTTAGCTTTTTCTTTAGACCAAATCTTTCCTTGAAAGATAAGATACTTAACGCGCTTATCTTCTTTAAGTTTTTCAAAGATGACTGCACAGTCAATACCATTGACTGGGTCATGGGTGAGGTCGACTGCTAGCCCAGTATTGTGGTCCGAAGTTGGACTCGCCTTCAGGTGAGCTGCACTTGGCAACAATCCGTCCGACAACTTCTTTCGCTTCGGCGACAACGCCGTCGCCTGACGGAGAACAGCAATAGCAGCAGGCGTGGCTTTCTTGGCAACAACTGGTTTCATTCATTTCCTTAGTGATTCCTTAACCAAGTCGGTGAGAAGTTCTACCTTCTCCTCTAATCGGTTGACCTTGTCTTTAATGCTTGAGCCACCATTGGGCTTGAGTTCAGTGAGGTAGTGCTTGACTAACCAGCGAACGGAACCAGCAAAGCTGGCGACTATTGTGGTGACTGCGACTGCAACACCAGCCCATTCGTTGGCACTCATTACTCTGTCTTACCGAACGCTGAATCGGATGTATCTAAAGCGCGGAGCAAGACGGGCAACACAGCCACGACTCCCGCTGTGATGATTGCTTTGAATCCTTCGGCATTAAGAGCGAAGATATCCCCGCCAGCAACAGCAAAGGCAGCAAGGCAAGCACCGAGAAAATGGCGAGCATAGCTCTTAATAGCTGCAAAAGTTTTTTCATTCATATATATCTCCTATTAAAGTGCAGCAATTTCTTCTGCAGTTAGACCAAGAGCTGCAAGCTTTGCTTCTGCAGAAGCTTTTGCTTCTGCTTTAGCTGAAGCTTCAGCTTCTTCAAGAGCTTTGCGATTTTCAAATTCAATACGCATGGCTTCAAGTTCTGTAATTTCTTGAGGTGTTAATTCAACTTCTTCTACTGTTCCACTGATAGCATCTACTACCAGCTTAGTTAATTTCTCTGTCATTTATTCTCCTTAGATTGTGTACCTAACAATTACAACTCCCTTACCACCAGAGCCTGAAGCGTTTGAAGCGTCGTTGCCTCCACCTCCGCCACCTCCAGTAAAGTCCCAACCAGAGATTCCGTTTACAACTCCAGAGCCAGCACCTTTACCGCCACCGCCTAGACCACCACTATAAATTGGTGTTCCACCAGATGTGTTTCCAGTTCCGCCTTGACCTCCGAAGTAACCACTTTCTCCGAATGCTGAGAAATTTGCTACATATGTACCAGCAGCACCATTACCAGAAATGTTTTGTTCGGCTAAACCACCAGTAGCGGTAACTCCAAACGCACTTGATGGGTTTCCAGGATTGGCTGGCTGACTTGTCCAGCCGTAACCACCAGCGCCTACAACAATTGGGTATGTAGTGCCAGATGTTACGTTGGTAGTTCCAGTTTGAACTTGTCCACCATTTCCACCACGACGACCGTTATCGTTTCCGAAGTCGCCACCACCGCCACCACCTACAATTAAATAGTTAAGTCCAGTAATGTTTTGATTAGGAATAAAATTAGTATTTTCATAAAAGAAATGATAGGCATATCCATTAAAGTAATAGATATCTCCACCAGTAGCTTTAAATGAAGAAGCATATTTAGTGCTATAGTTTTGAATACCATATATTGCAACAGTAGTTCCAACAGCAAATGAACCAAGCTCAGGAGTTAAAGTAAAATATGGCTTATTAAGATAAGCAGTATTATTTGAACTAGCAGAAAAAGATAATGCATTATCTGTCGTAGAGTTATTTGGTGCAGTACCATCTGCAAGTACAGTTTGATACGCTCTAAGCTCGTCTTGTGTAATATTACATAAATATATTTCGCTATTACTAAATACGTTACTTGTATAACTAGCATTTGTCATATGACCAGCATGAACTGTATATGCTGTCGATACAGTTGAAGTGCCAGTAGAGCCATTAAGCTCTAGTTTTCTATAATAGTAATTCGTTGTTACGTTTGAAAAATTAAGATTTATTCTAGTTGCACTTGCAGTTGTTGTTGTGCTTCTAGCAGATATCTTTATTAAGATATCATCATAACCACTTGGTATAGTATAAACTATGCTTGCTTGAGATGATGTTAATATAATTCTTTTAATAAGTTTCATTGACATAACATCATGCCTCCGCAATTCCAAATATATTTATTTTTGTGCCGTAATTTACGGTACTAGAAAATTGTCTACCGCCAGTCCATAAAAATTTTATGCTAGTAATTGCAGCAGTATTTCTCCATGTTCCACCATATATATCTGTATATGCATAAGCAGTAGATTCCCAACCACCGCTACGAGAAACCCAACTTTTATATTTACCAGTATCTTTATATCTTGGAATCCATATTAATGCAAGGCTTCCGCGCCATCCGCCATTTAAAGAAAAATAACCACTTGTTTGACTATTCGCTCCACCAGTAATAGCGCTTGCGCTATTTTGGTTAGCTCTAATATAACTATGTCCATAGTTTGCACCAGTGTCACCATTAAATTGCATGACAACATCGCCATCCCTATCGCCAGAAAATTCAACAACTATAAACAAATCAGTATATGTAGATGGTATGTTAGTTACATCTATTGAATATGGGGATGATAGTTGACCAAAAGAAACTATAGGTACAAAAGTATTTCCAGCAGCCATGACTTAACCCTTCAATCCATAGATAGATATAGTTGTTCCAGATACAAAATATGTATCTCCAGGAATTACTTGTATTGAACTAATAGCACTGTTGTTTAACCAAGTTCCAGTTTGATATCCAATTGATGAATCAGAGGCATTACCCCTATCATAAAATTGTATTGATTTCCAGGTTTTATTTTTAGTACCAATTGTATAATCTAAAATATCAATTAATGCATAGCCAAAACAACTGCCTTGGGATGCACCACTTTTTGGTAATCTTCCAACATATGCAGCAGATAGTGATGATGCTAATTGTGAACCAAATGTTGTTCCAGTTTTATTATCCGTGAACATATATTGTCTTGTGTAGTTTGCGCCAGTATCACCGTTAAATCTAAGTGTAAAATTTTCAATAGCATCCGCTACTGTATTTGTTTTACCAGCAATATGTAAACGTAAATGACCATATGTTTGTGGTACGGATATTGTTACGCTTGTAACGTTTGCTGTTACAGTTGTGGTTGAGATTGAATCCCAAGCATCGGGGGTTTGTGGGGCATTGCCAGCTAGAAAACTTTGATAAGTTCTCTTACTACCGTTTGCCGTAAGCGAATCAGATAGTTTTGATACAGGCATTAAGCAATCTCCACTCCAGCGATGTGGAAGTTTACAGATGTCGAAGATGCCAGACCTGCGATTGTTTGAGTTGCTGTCAATACCTGCTTCAAGTCAATAACGGTTGAGTCGTTGTTGGCAACAGTTACTGTGTCAGCTAGTGTTACCCCACCCATTGTTAACGTGAATGTCTGTGGAGATACGGTTGTATTGGTTACAACAATGTTTGTTACAACAGTAGTTGTACCAGCTGGTACTGTGTATAGGGTTGTGCTTGATGTTGCTGCTGCTGTGCGAGCTAGCTCTTTAGTTGTTGTAGCCATTAGTTACTACCTTCTTCTAGATATTTTAGATATTCTTGATAATCAGAATTGCTTGGTTCATTAGGAATTGTTACAGTTGTATCTCCGTCTTGAATAAAGATATAACCATTATCTCTTACTATTGCCTTTGAAAAATCCATTATTACTCCTAAAGTTCTGCATGTAAATTAATATAACCATTGCTGGTGTTTGCATACCCAACACTTGATGTCCAAGAACCAGACGATTTATCAAATCTAAATCCAATATTTCGTGGGTTAGAAGCTTCAAGTGATAATGTTCCAGTTGCACCATGGTTTGCAAAAGCATATGCAGCAAATGTTCCAGTTGTTGTAAGTGTTGGCGCTACTCTCATTTGCACTGGTAATATCATTGGACCTTCAGCAACAGTTGTGCCAAAGTATGAACCGTCTGCATAGCTAAACAAATGTGGTAATACATATGTTGAACCAGCATTATTGTAAGATTGAAAGTAACGCATACATGCAGCAAGTTCACCCTGGTATGTACCCATTGCTCTTGAAAATGCTGTTGCTGTTGTTCCTTCTTCTAATTGAAGACCAGTAATTTCCATGTAGTCATTTGCTCCAGCAGTTCCTACTGGCTCGACAAACATCTCTAGACCAATTTCGGTTGCGTTGGAAGGTATACTTGCAGTATATGTAAATCTAGTCCAAGTTGATGTTAAGGTAGCAGTTGAATTTACTACATTTGTAAAACCTGTAAATGAATGTACTACTTGGTCGGTTCCAGTTCCATAAGGTAAGTAAACTCTAAGCAAGCTTCCAGTTGGTGAGTAATCGGCACCTTTGCGAGCATAGAAAGAAAATGTTATGGACTTGCCAGCAAACCTTAAACTATCTGCTGTTTCAAGCGTATACCGCAAACCTAGTGCTTGAGTTGAAGTATTGCCAGAGTTTCTTTGTATTCTCATACAATAATTAAATCCAGTCAGACCAGCTGACTGACGTGTCAATGTTGCACCGACGTCGTTGCCACCTCTATACCAGTGCCACCTATCTGCAGAATAAACAACAGATGCACCAAGACCGACACCGCTTGGAAAACTTGTTCCGCGTTGCCAAATTTCACAAGCTCCATTAATCAGTGCATTTTTTCCAGCGACAGTTGGCGCTGCATCAATACCATTGGTTCCATTAGTACCGTTGCTACCTGGTGCACCAGTTACTCCAGCTCCTGCTACGACATCCCATGACGAACCGTTATATCTTTTTACTGGCATATTAGTACGCTCCCATAATTACCATGTTTGTTAAATCTGGTGTTGTGTCTACTGTTGTGTCAACCCACAAGTCACCAGCAACTGGTGACGATGGTGTAGTTGAACCTGTATAAATTCTTTTACCAGCATTGGCGCCAGTGTTAGTTAAAGGCTGAACCTTTACTGTGCCAGCGGTTCCAGTATCAGTACCCATGCCAACAAAGTCAATGTATGTGTAAGTTGAACCAGCACCGCTATCAATTTTTACTTGTGAACCAGCTTGGATTGTTTGCCAAGTAGCACTGGTTCCGTCGCTTTGAAGGTACTTACCGTTTGCAGTTGATTGGCTTGGCAATACATATACGCTTGATGTATCTAGATTGAGTGTGGCACTACCAGTTGTCGCACCACCTGTTAATCCTGTGCCAGCTACAACAGCTGTGATATCACCAGTGGTAGTAAATACTTGCCATGATGATGTTCCACTATTCCAGACATACATGTTTTTGTCTGTCGAGTTGTAATAAATTACGCCCTCGGTTAGAGGGTCACCATCATTATCTACCGTAGGTGGTGTTGCCTTGGCACCAAGGTATCTATCATCAAATAAATCATAAGTTGCTGCAGCTGAAGACGCTGACGTTGCTGCCGAGCTTGCACTAGTTGCTGCAGATGAAGCACTTGTTGCTGCAGATGAAGCACTTGTTGCTGCCTGTGATGCACTAGTGGTTGCAGTAGCTGCTGAGTTAGCAGCCGATGTTGCACTTGCTGCAGCTGAAGTTGCAGATGTTGCTGCAGCGGTAGCGCTTGCAGCAGCTGAGGTAGCACTGGTAGCAGCAGCAGTTGCTGATGCAGCAGCGGAGGTTGCGCTAGTTGCAGCAGCTGATGCAGAGTTTGAAGCAGAGGTTGCATAACCAGCAATTGTTGCTACAGATGCTGCAGCAGTTGTTGCGCTATTGGCTGCCGATGTAGCGGAAGTAGCTGCTGCGGTTGCACTTGCTGCTGCGCTTGTAGCGCTAGTTGCTGCTGCAGTTTGTGACGCAAGAGCAGATGTAGCAGAAGTTGCAGCAGCGGTTTGAGAAGCCAACGCTGATGTAGCAGAAGTGGCTGCTGCTGTTTGGCTTGCCAATGCAGATGCTGCCGAGGTTGCAGCAGCAGTGGCTGAGGTAGCAGCACTGGCTGCGGATGTCGCAGCAGCAGTTGCTGAAGTAGCAGCGGATGATGCTGATACAGCAGCAGACCCTTGTGAAGTTAAAGCACTTGATGCTGAGGTAGCAGCAGAGCTGGCAGAGATAGCAGCGCTAGATGCAGAGGCTGCAGCAGATGCTGTCTGCGTATCAATGTATGCCTTGGTTGCAGCATCAGAAGAAGATGTTGGTGTAGCAAGACCAGTAATCTTGTATCCACCAGCAGCAAGGTCAGAACCTAGTGTTGCTGTAGTTAATGTCTTGCCAGTAAGAGTTTGTGCTCCACCTGTACCGACCACGCTTCCAGTAACACCGTGTGCAGTAGTTGCATCTTCGTGTGAACGAGATTCGGCAAAGTCGCGGGCAGATACACCATGCTCTACCGTTGCACCGATTGAGTGTGACTTAGATGTTGAACCATCTTCACCGCGGATAACGGTGTATGAGTTACCAACCTTGCCAGTTACCGTTACGATTTCTTCGTTAGCGGTATCCTTTTCAATAATAAGTGTGAATGGGTACTGCGAAGGCAGACCTGTGGCAGCAGCCAGCGAGAAGTTGGTGCTGGTAGTGCTGGAGTCAACAGCGCTAGAGAGCGTAGTCTTAGCAGCGGTTGAGCTGTAATAACGTGTGATTGCCATTTATTACCTCGTATACTGTATGGTGTTTAGGAAGTTTGCTTGCTGCTTTGCAATTTCTTCGGATAGTCGTACTGTGTATAACTGGAAGATATACTTTGCAGCAGTGGTTGATGCTCCAGCTTGAACTGGTTGGTCGAGCGCATCAGCAGATACCGATACAGCACTGACCTTTCCAGGGTCTACTGTTGACAATAGGCGATACATAGCACCAAGACGTACAACATCTTCGCAAGAAGATGGCAGCCCTGACACTGTTAATTCTTGATTATCTGTGATTGTGCTTGGGTACTTTGTATACTGAACACGCACATCACGACCAGGCATTGGTGATTCTTTTAGTACCAAAGCTTGTTTGGTTGTTGCTGTTGTTGGGTCGTAATAGTTGGTATCTAATCTCCAGCCTTTGATTATCTGCCATACGCCAGTTGAGTCTGGTACATCCCATGAGATGCCAGTAATATCTACTAGCGAGTCTGGCATGATGTATGAATAATCAGAGCCGTTAAAAGTAAATGTTTCATTAGCAATGCAAGGAAAGTTCATTCCCTTGATTGTTTCTAGGATAGCCCGCTTGACCTGAGTCCGCGGGAAAATTGGATTGTTGCGTACTACTGAACCAGATGGATGGCTTGTTGCTGTTGTACCACGCCAACCACGTCCTACTGGATTACCTTCAGTGCCAAGGATTTGAATAGTACCGCTGGCTGCAATTGCTTTCTTAGCGTAAAGCAATTCATCATCAATCTCGACTATACCTTTGCTTAGTGAAGTGACATCATCTACGGAGATGGTAACAGCGCTAGATGAAATTGCGCTTGTGATGATTGTGACCGATTCCTGGTTCTTCACATAGGAATTGATTTCAGCAATGGTCTGCTCGGTCAGTTGGTTTAGCGTTGCCATTATGCTTTCGCTGCCCTTCCGATAGTGTCAGATACTCTGACTGCCTTTTGTATATCTCTCATTTTGGTTGACGCTGGCTGTATACCAAGCTTGCGAGCGTCACGGTATGCACTTAATTCTTTGTCTGTATTCTTAATAGCAGCAGCGACTGGTTCATTACTGATAGCAATATTTGATGCTCTTAGGCATTCACCCCATGACTCATGGTCTTGGGTCTTGCATCCACTTCTACACTTCGACAATGTATTCACCATATCCAGCAGCAGTTAACTCTGCTGCTTCTGCATCTGTAATTGGATTGTCATAACCGCCACGCAATACTCGTGCATAGTCAGCAAGCGAGCTGTCTTGTGGTGAAACAATTGTTGACCAAGTGCCACTGGTGCTTTTAACAACTGTCTTGCCCCACGGATATGAAACAAACCAAAGGTCATTTTGCATACCAAGTTTGATTCTCATGGTTGGTCCACGAAATATCTTCGTCATTACCATTTCACCTTGTCTGCCCAGTACGCTGCTGACATGGCTCCCTTGGCAATGTTCTTGGCATGGCGAGCCTTAAAAGATTGACGACGCTGGCGATAGGCTTTGCCTTCGCCTGCTTTTTGTGGTGAACCACTAACGCCTTGTTGACCAAAGCGAATAGTCTTTACTTGTGAGCCAGACTTGGCTACAACCACATGAGATTTAGTCGGATGGTTCGGAGTGCGCTTAGGCTTGTTGTAGCCCGCTACCCCTGCCCTCTTTAGTCTTGGGTCCATTCTTTTTATACTCTCCAACTTTTCCTAGTACCGATTGGATTCGTCCATCTTTTCGGAGGCGTACCACCATGCCATCCTTAATCTGTATTGGGTTAAAGCCATGGTGTGACTTGTACTTACCCGATGACATTACTTCTTCTTTACTTTAGGGCGCTTTACCTTTGGCTTAGCTTTTCCTGTCATAGACAAAGCAATAGCAACTGCTTGCTTAGGATTCTTTACTACAGGTCCGCCTTTGCCTGAATGTAATCCGCCAGCCTTAAATTCACGCATTACTGCTTTTACTGATTTCTTTGGCATATCAGCACTTGCACTTCGCTTTGCCACACTTCTTGCACTTTTTTGCTGGCATGTTACTTACCTTTCTTTTTCAACTTAGGCTTCTTAACGCCATATTCCATCTTGCGTTCTTTAGCACCTTCTGTCTTTTCGTGCTTCTTCATTGCCTTAAGTGATTTATATTTTTCACCTTTTACTGACATTATTCTGTATCCTTTTCCATGAACTCTGGTTCATCTAGTTCCCAATCAGGAAGGTGACGGACCATGAGTTCCCACGCTTCACCTTCTGTAAAACCTGCCGAAGCAAACGAGTTGTATAACTCGTGTGCTTGTATTGCGTACTCTTCTAATGGCGTGAAGAAATCAAGTGGTAACTCTTCAGCCTTTTTCTTCTTTGCCATTTAACTCCTTACATGAGAAGGGGCGGTTGCCCGCCCCCTCTACTAAGTAAACTACGCAGTTGCGATGCTTGACTTGGTCTGAATGACGTAACGTGCTTCCTTGCGGTAGACGTTCCATCCGAGTAGACCCTTCCAACCTGCTGGGCGGAAGCGCATCAACTTGTCAGTTACAGGACCGATAACAGTCTTTGGCTCGTAAGAAACAGCCTCAACAAGAGCCTGCTTTCCGAGAAGAACTGTTGCGTATACCTTTGAAGTACCAGAACCAGAAATGGATTCTGCACGTGGGGTTTCGATATAACGAACCTGGTCGTAGATACCGATTTCACCATTCCAGAGGTTAGCTACGCCAGCCTCAGTGTAGGTGTGTGGGAGCTGCCATGAAACGTTTCCAGCAGTTGCTGCTTCCGAACGTAGGTCGAAAGATACATCTGGGTGGATAAGCGCTGTATAGAAGCCACCTTCACGTGGTTGTACAGATGCACCGCGTAGCTTTGCAACACCCTTACGAGCAAGAGCTGCAGAGATGTATGGAGCTGTGGTGCTTGAAGATACGTTCTCACCGTTGATGGTTGTTTCATCAGCAGAGGTTGTACCTGTATAACGCATTGTTGCAAGAGAGGTGAGCTTGCTCCAGACTAGAGAGTCAAGAGAGTCACGCATGTTGAATGACAACATGTCTGCAACAGCTGGGTCGATAGCTGAGATTGACTCAAGAGCCAAACGCTCAGTTGTGATTACGGCATTGCCGTACTCATCTACAACAACGTTGACCTTGTCAGTGTTGTTGAGTGTTACTGCGTCTGGGTCCTGTGTCTGGGTTAGTGCGGTTGTCGCACGTGATAGGTCCTTGTAGACCTGGAAGACGACGGTGTTACCTGGGTTTGTCACATCGACTGGGCGCTTGTCCGCAAACTTACGGAACATTGGCTCAGAGCGAAGGTTAAACTCAATGTACTTGTCATACGCCGTCTGAATCAAGTTCGACATCGTTGATGTCGTAGTTGATGTTGCGGGTGTAGTAGGCATGATTTCCTTCTAATTAGGTTGACTTGTGGACGTGTCAGCCTTTGAGTAGTTTTGATAACTCCTCTGGAGAACCAGCATTCGCAATTCGCGAAGCTAAGTCGTTGCCCACGTATGGGTCAACTTCTCCATCATCAAAGCCTGACATTTGCTCAAATGCTTGAGCATCGGGGGACGGTGTCCCCTCTTCTTCAACGGCTTCAATACCGAAAGCCTCACCGTATTCGTTTAGCCATTCGGCTACAGCATCCTCATCTGCTTCAATATCATCTGGGATGAATTGAGCAATTCGTGGATTGAGTCCGAAACTTTCCAAGATTTCCCCTACAGATGCTTCGTGACTTAGTGTTGTGTACTCTGCAAGAATTTCATCGCGTTCCTTAACTTGCTTCTGGAGCGCATCGATTTGCTTGCGAAGTTTCTTAACTAGGTCAGTTCCGCTGCCGTAGTCTTCATCTTCCATTTCGTACTCGTTGTATTCTTCAGCCATTGTTTCTCCCTTATTAGTAGTTAAACCCTCTTCGGGTTCTGCACCACACGTACTCCTCAGCAGGGGTACTGATTCGTAGACGTGATGACTTCCAGACTTATACACATCACCAGGGCTGGACGGTCTGGGACGGATTCTTATTAAACGTCAGGGCTTCTTAGTCTTGAACCCAACGATGTCTTGTCAATAGCGCTGCGTTGCTGGAACTTAGCGCGTTCTTTAGATGCAAGCTTCTTGGTCTTGATACCAACTTCTGCTCCACCAGCAAGCGCTAGTGCTTCACGAGCTAAGTCTTCTGTGCCAGCTGTTTCGCCATATAGACCCATCAAACGACGGTAATCTTCTTGGTCACGAGCTGCGCCTTGGAAGGCGCGTTCTGCTGCATCAGCCTTACCTGCTGCTCGGATTTCCTCACCGAATTTTTCAGTGATACCAGTCATGCCAGCACGTGTAGCTGCGCCACCAATTTCAGCAACACTGTAACGGCGCTGTAGTTCTGGTGTGGTGTATGTAAACCTAGAGTCAATTGCTCGGAATGCTTTCTCTGGGTCAAGCAGATAGGCGACCATGTCGCCTTCCGACCAACCATAATATGATTTCAAAGCATCTTTAATGTTCTGGTCTGCGTCTTGCAAAGCACGCTTTGCTATGTTGACACGCTCGCTAACCTCAGCAACTGAAGTTCCAAGCTCACCAATTAACTTAGTAAAGTCTTCTTGTTGGTCATAGAAATAACTAGGTAGACCAGCCTCAGACATAATCTCTTTGTATGCATTTTCTGTCTGGATATATTCTGCTGGCTTGAGAAGTCTATCTCCTGGCAATCCCTTGCCTTCTGCCATACGCTTTCTAATAATCTCATTAGCAGCAAATCTTGTTTTATATGCGTCGCTTGTATAGATACTATTAAGAACCTGTGCCTCAGTTGGCATAATATTGTCTTCATAAACTTTATCTACAGTATCCATTAATGATTTGATAAAGTCATCACCAAGACCAGTATTCTCAAACATCTTCATTACTGAGTCACGAGCGCCAAAGTCTTTATATGATTCAATAGTTTTACCAGTTGAACCATCTGACATAACTTCAACAACGTCAACAACGCCACCAGTTTTACGGACTGTGCGAGTTCCAACAACTTTTGGCTTAGCAGCCTCAGCTGCAGCAAGTTCTTGCTGTTTTGCTAACTGTTCTGTAAGCGCTTTGATTTGGTCAAGGATTGCTTGTTGCGCTGCATCGACTGGACCTTTACCACCAGCGCCTGCGCCAACATTAGTACCAGTTATGGTTGTATCTGTGCCAGCACTTTTATTGCCAGTTCCTGTATTTCCAGTACCAGTATCACCAGCGCCAGTATCTCCAGTGCCATCATCGCCAGTACCGTCATCTCCAGTACCGTCACCTTTTGCTTTGGCAGCAGCAGCTGCCTCTTCTTGTAATCTATAGTATTCGGCAATAGCTTCAGCTTTAGCAGTAGCAGCATCTTTTTGCGCTTGGAGCGCTTCTACTTGTGCTGGAGATAAACCAGTAATTGGGTCCCTCATGTAATAAGGGTCTGTTGCTATATCGTAATCTTTTTCATCTTTAGATGTTTGGGTTGTGCCAGTTGATTGTGCAGCTTTAGCAGCAGCTTGAGCTTGTTCATCTATCTGGTCAATCTTTGCAGCTTTGGCAGCAGCAGCATTCTGTTCTTTTTCAGTTGCTCCAGCTGGCTTGCCACTGACAGTAGTCTGCACGTCTTGCACTGCAGAGTAGAAGCTATCGCCCCCACCATCAATCATCATTCTGTCATATATCGGCATTTATTTACCCCAAGTATCCAAAGTCACGGAGAATTGCTTGAGCAATTCCAGTCTTCTCTTCTTTTGCTTGTTGCGTTCTATCAAACATATCTTTATTACGGCGAGCTAACTTCTTTGTGTCATAAAGATTCATGGTTGTGAAGTTGCCCTTTTCATCTTGGGCATTAATTGCTCGCTGAACATAATCATTATTTAGGTCAAGAGAATCTGGGTCTACTTCCCATGTCATAGCAACTGCATTGAGCCATGGGTTAGCAGCTTGACGAAGAGTCTGACCTTGGTCGATAAACTTAGCCAGACCAGGCGCAAATGACTTTGCGCGTTCTTGAAGTAGGTTATCTACATCTTCTGGGTTGGTAGTGCCAGCAACAAGACCTCTAATGTTTCCCTCAAACCACTGACCAAATGCCTCATTTGACATTGTCTGTGGGAATCCATAGTCCCATGCTCGCTTATACAGCTCGCTAGCCATAGTTTCTAACTTGCCAGCTAAGCCATTATACGTAACTCGACCATCAATAGTTCCTGTTTTCTCAAACTTAATTGAGTCAGCCATTAATTTATTTAGATAATCTTGGTCGAATCTAACAACCTTGCCATCTTTGATGACTACTTGCTTCATCATATTCTCGGCATATTCAATAGCCTGTTGTGCTGTAAGGTTAAGACCCATAGAAGCATATTGCTTGACAATATTGCTTGCGTTCTTTTGTAGGTCTGCAGCAAACTGACCAGGGTTAGTTGCTTTGAAATAATCGTATGTACGTTGAGTATCAGTCTGGTCACGATACCAAGATGTACCTTTGATGATTGCTTCCTGCAATGCAGGGTCAGTAATCATTGGTCCACCACCGACACCAAGAATCTTATTGAGCGCTTCAACCAAACTTGGGTTGTTAGCTAATACGGCAGCAGCAATACCAAACTGAGCTTGAAGCTGAGCCATCGATAATGTATCTCTACCAGTTGGGTATACCGATGAAACATCACCGCTTACTGGATTGTTGCCATACCCTGGGTCGTATTGAGATGTGCTTGGAAAAGCCCATGATGTGCTTGGTGTTGTAGTAGCTGGTGTTGTTGGAGTAAACGGAGTGTTTGGAACCGTGCCAACATTTGGTCTAGGAGTAGTAATTTTTGGTAAATCTTTAGATTCGCCAGCACGCCATTTAGCTACATCAAAGTTTCCACCTAACGGTCTATTGCCAAGATTAGGTGATGTTGGCTTACTTGCTGTTTTTTTTACAGGAGTAGGAGTTGGTTTAGGCTTTGGTGGAATAATTGACTTACCGCCAAATGGTCTACTTGTAACTGGTACAGTATTGCCACCTGTGTTCTTAGGTTTTGGCGCTGGTTTCTTAGCAGGCATTATTGAACCACCTCACCAATTGCGTTAGGGTCTTTCAAGATACGATTGATTAGTCCCAATACAGTCTTAGTTGCAAATGATTCTGCAAAGTCGGGACGACTTCTAGCAAAGTTAAGTGCATACATTGATGGGTCAAATGAACCACTTGTCATTGATTCAGTTGTAGTTGAACCAAGGTTAGGGCTTGTTGCCTTAGCGCCAGCAGCTGCACCAGCAGGAACTAGGTTTCCTTTACCTTGCGTGGTTGTAACCTTTTGGGTTGTGACAGTTGGTGATGCTTTAGCTGCAGCATTTACTCCAGCAAGATAAGCGTCGACTTCTTCCTTGGTAGCAGTTCTACCAACTTCAGATTCGATATATCTATTGACTGTGCTTCCAGCCTCAGAAGGGCTGTATTGGGTTGTAGAAATTTGTTTGTTAATGCTGGTTCCATACTTAGGACCAGTGCTGCTACCTGCATAATCAGATGGGTCTAATATCCCAAGGTAACCTGATGGGTCAGCCATGCCATTGATAAGCGGTGGATTAGAACCAATTGTTTGAGTCCAGTCAACAGCATCTTTCCATACAGAGTTCCACTTTGATTTTGGAATACCAAGCGCTGTTAATCGTGCAGTAAATAAATCATATGCCTTACGTGCAGGAGTTCCTTTAGGAGCTTTAGCTGCTACAAGTTTGAACCAACCATACGCTTCTGATGCTTGAACGCCACGATTATTAAATCCTGGTAATCCAATAGGAGGAATGTCCATGCTTGGATTAAAGACTGGCGATGGATTCTTTACACCAAGCGGTCTATTCCCAAGGTTAGTGCTTGCTGCTTTGGCAGGCGTTGTCTTTGGAGTAGGTGTTGGCTTTGGTGTAGGTTTTTTAGTTTCAGCCATTATCTCTTCACCACAATCTCTTCGTTTAATTCGGGTATGTTGTTCAACCATCTATAAGAAAACGCAGCGAACTCATCCGATGCGGTCTGCAAGAAGTCATAATGGAACTGAGAGAACTGAGCTTTCAGCGAAAACTTTCTCTCATCCGTGTTTCCTGGTTGGTCATATGCGGTTTTGAATCGACGCGCTGCGTCGACCCAGTAGGCAATTTCTTCCCACTTGTCACCGCTCTTATAGGCGTGTGTACGCCAGTTAGTATCTGCAACAATCTTTTCTACTGTTGGGATTAAACCTCTCCAGTAGTCTTCACGATTGTTGTTGTATGCATCTGTCCATCCAGGGAAATCCTTAGAAATGGAATCAATCATCTTGTCGTACTCTGCCTTGATACCACTACGTTCGTACATAACTGATTGAGTAGATGGGATTCCATATTGATACATCAAAGCATCGCGCCATTCCTGCGCCTTTTGATACTCAGCCCAACCACGACGTGCTTCGGTTTCTGACTGGATTCCTCCAACGCCAGAGATTTTCTTACGCTCGGTGATTGGTAAATCTACAGTTCCAGGGAAATCTAATCTCTTGTAGATTGCTGCGATTTCCGTTGAGTATTCTGTATTGGTTGTTAAATCGCTGTCGTATCCAGAGGAAAGCATCCCTGCATACTTAGAGTTTGCTCGCCCTAAAGTTTCAAGCAATCCTTGAAAGTTGCGAATAATCTTTATATCTTTTTGTGTGGCAGCAAGTCCTGCGTTGTTACGCTGGCTAGAACCAATCAAGGCTAGGGAGTCAATGCCCCAATCTTCAACCATCTTCTTCTGCGCTAAATCGTAATCGCCCTTGTATTCATCTACCAAGTCTGCATAGTAGGTGGTTGCTGCGCGAGTAACTGGGTCAAAGGCAACTGATATAGGTGCGCTGAACTGCGTTACGGCGCGAATAAACATCATAACGCCAGCTGCTTTAGCAGCTTGTCTTGGTGTCGGAGGATTACCTACACGACCATTTCTATCCCATTCGGCGTAAGCAGTCTTCCATTGAGCCATGATTTCATCGGCTGCTCTATCAGAACCATCTTTACCAAACATTAATTTAAGACTGTCAGATAAAGACTTGCCATACCCTGGGAAGATTGTGTTAAGTGCTGTGTCTACGTAACCGCCACCCTGGGTTGGATAACCACCATAGATAACGCTTGACTCAAATACGTCATCACCAAGAACATTACGCATTCCTTGCGCTAGTTCTTCGCCATAAATCTTCCATGGTCCTACGCCAAAGCCATCTTTGATTAGCTCTGAGATTGTTACAGAACCAAACCATGATACTGATGGGTCGGCAACCATAAACTCTAATTGCTTAGGATTGATGCGAATTCCGCCACCACGTACATCTGTGTATGGTTTAAGGGCTCCTTTTAGCCAGCCAGGTACTTTGTCATGCAATGGGAACTTAACGCTTACAGGAGTTCCTGGCGGAACATCCTTAATGCTTGAGTAGGTATTTCCATCCTGGTCTTCATAAGCCTGGAACTTATCCATTGCTGTAGCAATGCTGTTGTACCAGTAAGCATTCATTGGGTTGCGAGCCATTAGGCGAAGCGCAACTGCTTGGCTGTTGAAAAAAGCCAAAGGGAAGCTCATAGCGTAACGCGCCACGTACATACCATTGGTTAGGCGACGTGAAGAGTAAAGAGTTCTTTCTACGCGAGCAAGTGCATTTCTATACGCAATCTGACGAAGTTCATTGTTTACAACAATATCCGTAGGGCTCATGCCAGCACGTTCTGCTGCATTGATTAGCGTCTTCATTTCATCACGAGCATATGCAAGGAAGAGCGGGTTACGAGCCATTCTGTTTTCAGAATAAGCAAGAACCTTCCATGCTGTATCTAATGCGCCTGATGCTTTAGCTAACCCTTTTTCAAGATTGTTCAAATCGCTAAGCTTTAAGCTTGGTCCATCAATAGACTCAAGTAGGTCTAGTCTGCCTTCTAATGCAGCTGACACTTCTTTAGGCGTTACGTTCCTACTTAGAATCACATTACGTAATTCTTCGCTTGGATACATACGCATCAACTTGTCTTGAGTTTCATCAATCCATGCTGCAAAGTCATCTTTGCTCATTGGTCTGCCATAGCGAGATTCCATACGGCGACGGTATTCTTTACCTGCTGGGCTATATAACCACTTAAGTACATCACCTTGTGAATCACCACGAAGCATCATGCCAACAGGCATATCTAGTTCGTTACGAATTTGGCGGTTTGCTATGTGGGCAAGCGCGTTCCAGTATTCATCGCCATCGCTTCGCTTAATTTTTACGAATCGTGACCCATCGTATCTAACACGGCGAGCAATCTCTGATTGCATAGAGGCTGAATAGAAGTTTTGGCTGCTATCCACCTCTGCCATATAAGCACCAACACCACGTTGGTTAGGGTCTGCAAGCCCTTTGATTGTATATTGTTTACCGCTTGCGCTGGTGATTACTTCATCTTCCATGCCAAGCGCTTTGGTTTTGGTAAGGTCGCCCTCTTCAAAAGCAATAGGTAGAAGCTTCTCACGTTCTAATTCAATAAGCTTGGCATAACCATTTATCTCATCAGCAACTTTATTTAATGCATTATCTGCAGCGGTAAAGTCATTCAATGCTGCAAAGTATTCATCCTCAGCTGCATGATATGCAGCGTGGACATCTGGATTATCGCTTTTAGCAGCACGCGCTTTTAGTCTGTCGCGCTTTGCAGTTGCCTGCTTTAGCAGTTTTTCAGCATCGTCGGCAGTCTGTTCTGCTGCTTCTTTAATAGCAATCTTTGGTTCTAAATCACTGCGGAACTTCTTAATGTTGTAGCGAGTTTGTTTAGCAATCTTGCGCTCATTAAATTTAGGGCTCCAAGGAACAAACTTCTTAAGTCTTTCAGTTCTAAGTGAACTATTGTAAAGGAAGTTAGACATTCCTGGTAGTGAGTTACGAACAATCTCTGTTGACTCAAGAGCCATACTTGCACGTGCAATAGGGTCGACCATTGAGTTTTTTGGAATGTAAGCAAGGCGTAGCAAGTTTAAGTTGCTAAATGCCATATTAGCCAAGTCTAGGAACTCACCTAACTTAACACCGCCTGCTGCAAAACGAGCTCTGCGAACATCAGCTGGCTTCACCAATCCTTCGCCAGTTCCGCGCAAATGCATAATAACGTCGCGTTCTAACTTGGCAAAGTCAAGCATGGGAAGGGTCTGTGCTTCGTTAGCAACAGAAATAAAGTTTTGGTGGTTAAGCGCACCATCTTCTGGAATGTAGCCGTTCTTTGCAGCGTATGACTTTAGCGTTGAGCGGTTATCACTAATACGTGAATGCCAACTCTTCATACGCTTGATGGCATCATCGGTTGTCCGAACATCCATCATCTCAGTAACGCCATAGCGTTTAGCCAAACGCTGTAGAATTTCTTGTTCAATCTCTGTCAATACAATGGCACGAGTTGTGTCATCTTGAGCACGAAGAAACTTATTAACCATATCGCGCTTGAATGCAGCACCTTCTGCTCCCTTAAGAAACAGAACGCGGTTTAGGTCAGAACGTAAATCGTTAGCTGCCTCAAAGCGACGTGGGTTAGAAATGTTAATATGACCCTGTGGACGACCTGACCCTGTCCATGCAATGACTCGAATCAATCTGTCGTAAGGCTCAGACTGGTAAACTTTTACCTTCCAAGCGCTATTGCCATCTTTACCAAATAACTTTAGGTCACCAAACTGTGCTTGGTTTGTTATCTTCTTGCGGGCAAGATTGAGTGACTCAATTGATGCATACTTACCTGGGGTATAACTTTCAAGCACACCCATCTTAGTCTTATTTAAGAAGTCATCAAGTGCGTTAGCAAAATCTCTATCAGTTGCTTTCTTAGCATCAATTACTCTTTGATAACGCTCGGTTAGCTTTGGGCTAAGTTCATCAAGATTTAGGTCTTCAAAACTAGATATTGGCTTAGTAAGCTGAATTCCATAATTATCTAAATGGTCAGCTTTAAGCGGATTCTTTTCAAAGAATCTTAAAAATGCTGCTGTATCGCCACGCTCAGCAAGCAAATAATCTGCAACATCTTGGTGGTTATCTAACCTAGATACAATTGTTGCAGTACGGTATGGGTTAGCGGTTTCGCTAACCAATGGGTTTGAAGATAACTTGCTGACATCTTTTTCTTTTACTAAGTCATCTACAAGTACGCTAAGCCCAGAGCGGGTACGCTGCTCAACAGGCAAAGCTTGGTCAGCAACAATGTCATTTAGTTGTGAACGAAAAGCGTTCATATCTTCAGGTGTTACTAGCTTGCTAGGACCAACAACCTTTTTGGCTCCAGCGCGAACAACTGTCCCCATGCCTTTGCTTCCAATAGCAGCTAGTGCAAGGTCAGTTGCGCCAGATGCAAAGATGCCTAACCATTCATCGCGGAACGCTTTATCACGTTTCTTGTCATCAAAGATGTCAAAGTTGCTATCCATAAAGGATGGCGTAATTTGGTCTGGTAGCAATCTACCAGCTGCTTGACCTACGGTTGTGGCAAGAGCCTGACCCATAGAAATCTTTTTAGATTGTTCTTTTGCATAGCGAAAAGACTGAACTGGATTACCTTTACCAGCAAGCATAGCTTGCGGTGTAAGCAACGCAGTTGATACACCTTGAGTTAAAGGTTGTACAACTTTCTGTCCAAAGAATTCAAGAGCACGCATTGCTGGATTTAGCACAGCGCCAAGTATTGGCTTCTTGCTTCCAGCTTCAAGAGCACCAGCAACCTTTGGAAGAATTGCTTGCTCTACTTTACCAACTTTAGATTCGTCAGTTTGTTGTTTCTTAAACTTGTCTATCTTAGATGTTGGACGAGATACAGGAGTGTCTTCGTATAAATCAGCCCATAGACTCATTTGGCGCAGCCTCCTCTTTATCCGTCAATTCCTGTAACATTGCATATCGGTCATCGTCGGATTCAAAAGGAAACTTGGCTAGGTCCCATGCCAACGGAGCCATTTCAAAACCAAGGGCTTCGAGATTCTCCTCGAACTTCCTTAGTATTTTCATTGTGTTTGACTCCGTAGATATTTAACAAAAGCTTTCATGGTTCCTGAAGATTGTGATGAATCTGCAAACTGCATCATCATTGGCATGTACTTAGCAATACGCGCTAAATCTTCTAGTTGAGCATCCGTCGGTGATTTAAGTCCTAAGACTTCGCGACCTGGTCCTGGACCAGCATCTACGCCAGCAGTAACTGGTTCATCTGGTCTACGTGTAGGCGCATTTAATGGAACGATGTTAGCCATCAGGTCGCTAGCAGCAGGGCGTGGTCCTTGGCTTTTAGCCATAGGAGCACCCGCTTGCTGTTCCTGAAATTGCTTTTGCTCACCATAGGCAGCATTAGGAAGGCGTTTTGCACCTTGACGGTCAGTCCTTTTTGCAAAAGGACCAGGACCTGACGGCTGCATCATTGACATTTAGTTACCTACTTCTTTGGAATACGTACTTTCGTTCCTGACCAAATCATTGCACCCTGCTTATATTTCTTTTTCTTCATGATTTCAGGGTTTGCTTCACGAATTGCTGCAAGTGTTGTTTGGTTTGCCTTAGCAATTCCAGAAAGGGTGTCACCTTTCTTAACGGTATACGTGCTACCGCCAGCTCCAACAGTTGTTGCAGGTGCTGGAGTGCGACCTTTTGCCATAGCTTCTTTCTTAACGCTATAGTCTTTACCAATTGGTTTAGGTGCAGTAGCTTTTCTTGCGCCTGCTGGTTGCTTTGTTAAAGCTCTTAATACTGGTTCACCTAATAGTGATGCAGCAGTAACTGCTAAACCAACACGACCAGTAACAGCTTTACCAGCTAGACGTGCTGCTCCTTTAAGGAAACCAGCTTTGCCAGCTTTCTTTGCGCCTTCTTTAGCAACTGTAGCTACAGCGCCTTTAGGACGAATAGCAACTGCTTTACTGGTAGATGGTTTAACTGCAGCTTTCTTTACAGCTGCTTTCTTTTGTATAAACTTAGCTGGTTTAGCACCTTTAGATGCTTTTTCTGGCTGAGCAGTTGTAATGTTATATGTAGGTGTTTTTACTTTTTCACCTAATGCGTTTGCTGCTCTATTGCTTGCTCCTGGCATACGCTTTTTAACTGCTTCACCTTTTGCGGTTAACTTAGTTTCTACCTTAGAGGCTTTAGCAGCTTTAGCTTTTTCAGTATCAGCTTTGGTAATTACAATTTTTTTGCCAGCAGTTGGTTTATTAGCTGACCAGTTTTTACGTTCTGCTGGAGTCATTGACTTCCATGCTGCTTTATTAGCAGCAGATTTTTCAGCACGAGTCATTTTTCCAGAAAGCGGAGTTCCTGGTACATTAACTGGTTTCTTTAATGACTTTACCATTGACTGCTTAGGCGCTTCTGGTTTAGCTGGGCGCTTACGCTCTTTAATAGTTGCTGCAGCAGCCTTCTTTACAGGACGGCTAAGTGGCTTTTCTTTTGGAGCAGACTGCAATAAGCCAGGTGCTGGCTTGCCTTTACGTGCAGCTTTAGCTGCTTCGTTTCTTGCTTTAACATCAGCTTCTTTAGCAGCCATACGCTTATCGCGAGCTGTTTGTTTTTCAGTATCTGTTTCCTCGCGAAACTTACGCAAAGCAGCTTGACGCTCGCGTGCAATACGCTCTCTGGCAGTTTCATCAGGCTTTACTTGAATCTTGTTGCCTCTATCATCAGTGATGTAGCGACCTTTAGATTCTTTTGAAATCTCCTTGAAAACTTCACGGTCTTCAGCAGAATACTTTGCCATGGGGTCACGGCGTGCTGCTTTAGTCTTACCAGAAAACGCTTCTTTAGCAGCAGGTCTTGCTGCTCTTTTCGCTTGGCGATACTTTTTTGGTGTCTTCTTCGCCATTTAGTTTTCCTTACTTAAGCTTGTTCTTGTTGCCCTTGATACCTTTTGGTGTTGGGGCTTTTGCTACCTGACCAAGTCCAACGCCCTTGCCACCATTCTTCTTGCCCTGGTGTCCTGGGTGTACTGGAGCCTTAGCAGCTTTTCCTTGCTTTCCAAATGCCATTTCTATTTCTCCTTATGCTGGGATTTGACGAGTTACTCGACCTGCGAGAACTGGATTACCTGAACCAGTTAGACCTGCTAGCAGTTCCTGCATTGCTGGTCTACCGCCCTGCTGCATCTGTGGCATACCGCCACCCATGCCCATAGGCTCTTCTGGTTGCGCCATTTCTGGTGCTTGTCCTTCTGTTTGTGGTGCTGGTTCTGGCTTGAACGCTTTGGCTACCGCATTTTCAAGCGGTGTACCTTTCTTGCGTTCATCAATAACAGTTGCCATTTTTTCAACAAGTGACATCGGGTCTTGACCTTGCGAAACCATTTGAGGTATTGCTTGTGCAAGTGATGATATAGAAGCTTTAAGGCTATCTCTCATCTCTTCGATATCAATTGCTCGCTCTTCTTCTCCAGCATTGAGCGAAATCGGTAGATTGCGACGTAGCATTCCTCGTGAGATTAGCTTGTCGCCACGTGCTTGTAGACCCCATACCAATGCACGGTTAGGGTCAAGTCCAGCCATCAAGCCATATTCAACTGTTACTCCGTAGTTGCCGTTGATATCGCTTGATGGTTTGTATTTTAATTTGTATGGAACACCATTGGCGGTTGCAGATACTTCGCGAGATACTTCAGCAAAGTACGCTTCATCGGTAGCGAATGCCATTGAGATAGCTTCACCGATTGCTTCACCAAGGATTGATTGAATAACTTTGATTTGTGAATCGAATCCAGCCATAAGTGCCTTGACACCTTGACCAGTAACGATAGAACCCTCTGCTTGACCTGCACGTGCTTGCGGGAAGCGGGTTCCTAACTTCATTTCATCTGCGAGAACATTGTTCTCGGCAAATGCAAACTGTGGTACGTCTAGGTTTACACGACGTATTTTCTCAGGACTGTTCGAACGAATGACCGAATCTGGACCAACGGATAGCTGAGTAACATCAGTGGGAAGAGCAAGAGGAGCTTCAACAGACTTTTGCACAGCCTCCATAGTAAGTAGGGCAAGACGCGCCTTTGCTGCGTACACTGGCAGAACATCATCGAATGAGCCTCGGACTTCGCCGTCAAGCGAAGGACGCTGAGCAATCGCAACTGGGACTCGACCGATTTTGTTTGGTGCTTCGGCAAGTACAACACCTCCACGTTCTGGAATGAACATAACGCTACGGCGCTTATCAGTCCAACGTACTACTTCAAGTAATTGGTTCTCATCAGTACGGTGACCGAATGCGTTTGCTTGCAGAATCTTGTCTGCGACTTCAGGGAACTTGGCTGCTAAATCGCCAGCCTTGCGATAGTAAGAACGGCAGTAAACAGATACTTCCCCGAATCTGTCCATGTCATAATACGCACCCATGGAATTCTCAACATGGATATGCGGTCTTTTTTCTTTGAAGTTTGGTTCAATACGGAATGCACAGAAACCGTATGTTCCAAGCTGGTCTGCGCCACGCAGTAGCTCTGTACCAAGTCTGGAAGATGCGACGTAGTAATTCGCAATCTTAGTTCTCTTATCAGCCTTGGTGCGCTGGGAATCATCAAGTGATGAATCACCAGCTGCTGTTATGGTAGGTAGTACACCTGCCTGCTCAGCAACATCGCGGGCAACCACATCAATCAGGTTGGCGATAATAGGCTTTGACCATGTTCCCTCTGGGAACAGACCACGGAATACCTGGTCGGCATTGCCAGCACGTACCATGGCAACGTCGCGCATACGCTTGTCGCGTTCTGCATTACGAGCTTTTAATTGCTCATATGCTTGTACAAGTTCTCTCATTATCACAATCTCGCTATTCGCTGGGCAGCAGCTAAATCATCTAGGTTAACAATGTACCTGTCATCAATCGCCTTGCGCGGAGTGAATTCATTACTTAAGAAGTTGGGTACATTGGTCGCTGTTAGTAGAACGTCACGAGCTACAATTTCGCAGAACCAAAGCGCCATGACAGCGTCCATCTTTAGTTTCTTGCCTTGTACTCCTGGTTGCCAAACAACCAATTGTTCTATCAGCTTCTTTACATGTTCGTTTCGTGAAGAGTCTGGTAACTCAATCATGTTGTCACCAGCATGCTTCAGGTTGTTGTTATTGCCATCGCGTTTAACGATAGTGCCAAACAACGGAGCCAGAGAAGCTACACCAAACTCTGGGTCTTGTTTATTATTACCTGTGTAGTGTGGGCGGTAGTTAATACCGCGAGTTGACAAGAAGTTTCTAATCTCCTCGTCCTGGGTCAAGAAAAGCTGGAAAGCATTTGACTCAACGATAACGGTATGCGGTTTATACGCATCGGTCCATTCCCGAATCAAAGAGCGAATCGCTGCAGGTGTGGGGCTGCTCATGACGTGAACGTCCATGACATAGCGCTTGTGTGTTCTGCGGTCGACTGCGTAAGCAACTGCTGCGGTGTCACCAGACATCGCGGGGTCAATACCAATAATGCGATAAAAGTTCTGAGCATTATCAGGATGACCAGCAGCGCCTGCAACCAGCGCACCCGATTTTCTCATTCCGTTTACTGCGCCTCTAACGCACATCGGGTCGAAGATTGCATTCTCTGCGATATCGAGATTCTGGTAAACCAAAGACCATTTGGATGGACCAGCCTCGTTACGGACCGCAGTAAGACGCGGTCCTGTCCATCGGTCAAAGTAGCCATTCTCATCTGGGGTATCATCCTCAGTGAGCGGTTGCTCTGATTTACCCCAAAGAGTTTTCCAGTCTTTAGGGTCATCTGCGTACTCAAGTACGGCAGGCATGGACAAATATGACCACGGTACGATTCCGTCCGTGTAGTGCTGTGGGTTACGAAGTTCTTTATATAAGTCGGTAGCAGAAACGCGAGTACCTACCACAAGAAGCTGACCGCCTCCAGGCGGTAGACGAGAAGCAACTTCTTGCCTAATCCATTCTTGCTGCTTAGCCCACTCTCCAGCGTTAGAGAGAGTGACCACGTCGTCAAGTACGATTAAATCAGCACGAGCACCGTAGACTTGACCGCCCATACCAATAGCTTCAATGGTTGGGTCTTTAGCATCTGATTCGCGGACATCCGCTCCCAGATAAATCTTGTTTGCCGACCACATGTCGGCTGTAGCTTTGTAACCATCGGCAGGACCAAAGGCTGCTTGTAGGTCTGCGTACCGAGGATGAGTCAGGCGTTGCTTGATAGCGTATAAGAACTTCTTTGCCTGCTCTTGGGTCTTAGAGATAACGATGACATTGATGTTGGGATTTTTTACCACACGGTAAGTCACGTAGTTAATCGTGATGGTCATGGTCTTGGCATGGTTTGGTGGAACATTTACCAAGAGGCGGGAGAGTCCCGCCGACCCTTTTTCGTAAGTCATCGCTTGGTGTATCCAGCGAGGTTCCTTACCTTCCAACATATCGACCACATTGAGCATATGGTCCCAAACTTTGGCTCCCAGGTATTTCTCAGAAAAGCTCGCGAAGTCGTTTAGACCAGAGCGAGCGTCTTCAGCCAGGTCTTGAGTTCTAAACCGAGCATTATCTATATAGGCAGCGAAGCCTTCAGCTTCGCGCCTCTGGGTGTCATACCAAGAACGACTACGACCAACAACCTTTAGTCCGTCGGCTATTGTGCGCCCTTGGCGCACCAGGTCAATCAATTCTTTTCTGGCTTCTTCTGGGGTTAAATTTCTTTCCAAGTCATCTCCAGGGTCTGTAGGGGTCCACAGGGGTCTGGACAAAGGTATCCCCACCAAAGCATATAAGTTATCTCGGCAGGCATTTAGCCTGCCGTTTACGGCTCAGTGGAACTTCGCCGTTACACTTATATAGGGGGCTAGAGCATCGGCGTGTTTCAAGGGGTAAACCCAAACTTTTTTTATTTATTTATAAAAGTCCTGGTCAGAGCCTACTTCTGGTGAAAATATTTTAGGAGATAGTGGGGGGTGGGAG